GAAGGCAGCAGCCAAGAAGTGATTTCCGCCAACATCGCCGAGTTGATCCACGCGGGCCATCCCCAGGACCAGGCGGTCGCCATCGCCCTGAGCAAGGCCGGCAAGAAGAAGCGCAAGAGAAAGTTGCGGAAAGCCCGGTTTTTGTTCCTCAAGGCCCCGTTATGGAAGGCCGCCACCATTACCGAGCCTGCCGACGAATTGATCCAGGAGCATGAACGCCTCGTGCGCGTGTTGCGTTCGCCCAGCCACGCCGACGACCTCAAGGAAGCCGATGAGCAGGAAACCGAATTGCAAAAGTACCGCAAGAGGAAACGGCGGCGGCTCAAAAAAGCCGTCCTCGTCGCGCCCCTGACCGCCCTGCTCAAGGCCCGCGCCCATGGCTGACGCCCTGACCCCCAAGCCGTTCATCGATATCATCAGCGATCTGATCGCCTACGCCCGCGCGACGACCACCCGCATCACCGACTATAACGTCGGCTCGGTGGCGCGCACCCTGCTCGAAGCGCCCGCCATCGAGATCGATGCGCTCCATCAGGCCTACATCGCCGGCCTGCTGGCCGCCATCCCGACCGCCATCTATGACGGGTTTGGATTCCCCGCCCTGAGCGGCGTGGCGGCGACCGGCCTGGTCACGTTCTCTACCGACACCGTCCCCCTGGGGCCGATCTCCATCGCGGCGGGCACGGTCGTCCGCGACCCCCTCAGCGAGGTGGTCTACGAGACGCAGACCAGCGCCAGCCTCTCCAGCCTCAGCGCCACCGTCCGCATCGCCGCCACCACGGTGGGCAGCGCCGGCAACGCCATCGCCGGGGCATTGACCGCCTACAGCCCGGTCATCGCCGACGTCACCGTCACCAACGTCGACCCCATCCTCGGCGGCGCGGACTCGGAAACGGCCGACGAACAACGGCAACGCTTCGCCCGCTACATCCAGAGTCTGGCGCGCGGCACCCTCGCCAGTCTGGAATACGCGGCCTACAGCGGCGCCGTATTGAGCACGGGCGGCCTGGTCATGGAGCGCGTCACCCGCGTCACCGTCGAGGAGACCGCCGGCCATGTCAACGTCTACATTTTTAACGGCGCTGGCAGCACCAGCGCCGATCTGGTCGCCGATGTACAACGACGCATCAACGGCTACTGGGATGACGACCGGCAGATCGAGGTCCCCGGCTACCGCCCCGCCGGGATGCGCGTCGACGTGCATCCCTTCACCGAGCAGGCCCTGGCGATCCAAATCGAAGTGGATGTGGACCCGCCTGATCAGACCAGCGCCATGGCCGACACCATCGAGGCGGCGCTGGCCGCGATCCTGGTCGCGCCCCACCCGACCGGCGTCCTGCGCACCAGCGAGTTGCTCAGCGCCGTCCTCGGCGTCAGTGGCGTCAACGGCGCCGTGCTCCTGGCGCCCACCACCGCCACGCCCATCCCGGCCAACACCCTTCTCACCCTCAGCTCACTGACCCTGACATGGACTTGATCGACGCCCTGGCCAGCGACCTGCCGAGCACGTTTCACCGCGATCCCGCCGCCGTCCCAGCGTTCACGCTGTACTATCACGCTCCCCTGGCCTGGACCGTCACCCCGACCAATCGCCTGCAGATCACGCTCGGCGAGACCGCCCACGACATCGACCTGCGGGCGCATACGCACGCCAGCCTGGCGGCCTCGCTGGCCGGCCTGGGCGTCTCTCTCGCCTACACCCATCCCGACCTCGGCCCGCTGACCGCCGCCACCCTGCTGGCCGGCAGCGGCCAGGTCGAGCCGGGCTCCTTGACCACCCTGCGCGCGTTTACCCGCCTGCTGTGGGCGTGGTTGCGGCCCCTGGCGCATCAACTGGAACTGTCGGCCGCCAGCGCCGACGCGTTCCAGGCTCAACTCAATCTCCCCAGCGCCCGCCTGCACTGGGCCGACCAGTGGGGGCGGTATTTTGGCGTCGCCCGCCGCGAGGGCGAGAGCGACCCGACCTACACCCAGCGCATCATCGCCGAGGTGTTCCGGCCCCGGAATACCCGCATCGCCATTGAGCGCGGCGTGGCCGAGCGCCTCGGCGTCACCCTGAGCCTGCTCGAACCCTGGACCTGGATGTTCGTGGTCTCCGGCTCGCGCCTGTCCGGGCGGCACGCCCTGCCCGGGTCGTATTACCAGTACCACGTCCTGCACCCCACCTCCATTCAGGCCGTCTCCTGGCCCACCGTGCTGGCCGAGATCGACCGCCTGCGCCCGGCCGGCAGCATCGTTTGGACGCCCAAAAACCGGCTGCCGCCCCAATCCCTCCTGGCCGAGGACTGGATCGTCAGCGTCGAAACCCGCTACGGCCACTTGCACCAGAAACCCGTCTCGGCCACCGGCGGCATCCTGAGCGATAACCTGATCCTGTCCGGCGACTACGTCAGCTTCACCCTCTCCCCGCGCCAGACCCACCATCGCAGCGCCGGCGATGTGCGCCTGTTCCTGGAGACGGGCGACCCGACCTGGAACGAAACCACCTGGGACAGCCGCAGCTGGACCACCGCCAGCCAGTACGCCACGACCAGCATGATCGACGCCCAGCACGCCACGCGGTTCGAGATGCCGGTCACCGCCCTGGCGCTCGCGGCCCCGACCCCGACCCTCACCACCGGCGTCTAACCACGCCCGTCGTGACCCCACAGTGGTCGCCATTCTCCGCCGACCACTGAGGGCCTCTTGTGTCCACCACCATCCTCAACACCAGCGGGCGGGCCGCGTTCGCCCAGGCGTTCGCCAACGAAACCCTGCATCTCGCCTGGGGGAGCGGCGATCCGGCCTGGGACACGACCCTGGAACCCCCATCCACCGGCGATACCGACCTGGTCGCCGAACTGGGCCGCCGCCAACTGACCCAAATCGCCTACGTATCCCCCGATGACCAGGGCGAGATTGAATTTCCGACGCAGAACTACACCCTCAGCACCAGCTCCACCCGGCAGTTGTACCTGCGTTGCAACTTCGATTTTTCCGACGCCAGCACCGCCACCATCCGCGAGGTCGGCCTGTTCATGGGGACCGTCCCCGCGACCGGCCATGAGAACGACGCCTACCTGGAAGCCGCCAATGTGGAAACCCCGGGGTTGATGGTCTTGGAGGACCGGTTCGCCGGTATCACGCGCAGCCCCACCAACCGAGAAGTTTTCGAGTTCGTCATCACGATTTAAGGAGCGGCCATGCCCCTCGTTTACCCGACCGGTTACTACGACCGCACCGACCCGACCAAGTACTACGACAAACACCTGTTCCGCGCCAACTACGTGCTCCAAGGCGCGGAACTGAACGAAATCCAGAGCGAAGCGTTCGCCCGCATCCGGGGCATGGGCGACGCGCTGTTCAAAGACGGCGCGGTCATCAAAAACGCCCAAATCGTCATTGACCCGGCGACCGGCGAAACCCAGTGCGAAGCCGGGATTATTTACCTGGCCGGCAAGCTCTACGGCGTCCCCGCCGCGACGATCACCCTCCCGATCACCGGCACCCTGCAAGTGGGCGTCTACCTCGTCAGCAGCATCATTGACGAAACCGCCGACACCGGCCTGCGCGACCCCGCCATCACCGCCGGCAACTACCTGGAACCCGGCGCCCACCGCTTGAAGGTGTTGCCGCAATGGGGCGCGAGCGCCGACACGCCCCCCGCCGACAGCGCGTTTTTTTCGGTCTACACCGTGGTCGACGCCCTGGTGCAACCGCACGCCCCGCCCCCGGATTTGAGTCCAGTGGCGCTGGCCATTTCCCGTTATGACGTGCAGAGCACCGGGAGCAACTACGTCAGTCGCGGCCTGGACGTGAAGAGGCTGGATGACGTGAACAACCAGCAGCAATACCTCCTCACCGAAGGCTTGGCGCGGATCGGTGGATTGGAGATGGAAAGCCGGCACGCCATCCGTAGTTTCTACGCCGCGACCCCGGACCTGGAAACCACCAACGCCGAGTCCCACGCCGCCACGAGCGACCCGCAAACCGTGACTTTGAATCACACACCCGTTGCCGAGGTGCAACTGGTGCTCATCACCAAAACGGTCACTTCAGAGAACGTGTCGCGGAGCCAAACACCCGGCGGCCAGGACAGCCTGGCCCACGATAGCATCGTGGCCGTGTCCCTCGTTCAGCAGGGCGGCACGACCTACAACGTCACCTCCGACTATGTGCTGACCGGAGACCAGATCGACTGGGCGCCGGGCGGCGCCGAACCGGCGGGCGGCAGCACCTATCAAGTCACCTACACCTACACCGCCGTTTACCCCGAAGAAGCCGGCATCCTGGGCGCGGTCACCGACACGACCGCCGTCATCAACGGCGCCACCAACGGCACCACGATCCTCATCGGCTACACCTGGAAGATGCCCCGCTATGACCGGCTGTGCATCAACGCCTTCGGGGACGTCGTGTACGTGACCGGCGTGAGCCACCCCAGCCAGCCCGTGCCCCCGCCCATTCCCAAGACCCTGCTCCCCCTGGCGACCCTTTACCAGACCTGGAACGCCGCCACCCGCACCTGCACCCCGGACGCCGTGCGCATGGTCAGCATGGCGGAGTTGAGCGTGCTGGAGCGCCGCATCGATGACCTGTACGCCCTGGTGGGCGACCACCGCGCGCTTGCGATGAACCGGCAGCAGGACCGGGCCGGCACCAACCGCATGCCGAACCAGATTCCCAACCGCATGACCATCGTGGAAATCACGTACGACTCGGACAGCCACATCGAACACGAGGTCGCGCGTGACGACACCGATATGCTCACCGTTCGCTATCTGCGCATGAAGGGCAACGCCGCGTACGAGTACGACGCGAACAAGATGGTCAATCCGACCATGCGCCAGTGGTCGTGGGTGTCTCGCGCGCTGTTCAGGAATCCTGACCTGCACATGGCGACTATCGCTGGCCGTATCGGCAAGGGTTTCGCTACCGAGTTGCTCGCGTTCCGCGATCTGGCTCCGATGCTCCCGAGCCGTGAGGAGGTCATCCTGAATCCGAAGCAAGCGAAGGTGCCGGAAGACCCGTCGGCGCAGTTCCTGATCACCGACATGCTGGCTGACGCTGCTGGCGTGGGCAACATCGACAAGCTGCTGGACTACTGCAAGCGTCTCCCCAAGGAAATGCAGGCGAAGTTCTGCAAGGCGGCTGCGATGCGGCACTCGGAGATTCTGGCGACTGCTGCGTTCGGCAAGTGGGCCGTCGAGTTCCAGTCGGTCCTGCGCTAAGCACTACAACGACGGGGGCTTCGGCCCCCGTTCTTACAAGGAGAGAAGCATGTCTGTTGAGAAAGAATACAAACTCCCTACCCCGGCTCAGATGAGGGAAGAGCTGAAAGCCACGATGCGGGAGAAGGTTTACGCGCTCATCTCCGAGGGAGAGAGACGCCTGACTCCCGAGGGGGTTTTCAGGGATTTTGCCGAGCTTGCAAACAGGAGAAGGCAAGAGGTAGCGCAGGCGTAAGCGCGAGCTGCCTAAAATCTGCAACAAGTTGCTGGTTGACAGCAGAAAGGAAACATCATGAGCATCGAA